TCGAGATGTGGGGTAATGCTACGGTGGCATCCGGAGTGAACAGTGTCGTAGTCACATTACCCACGGCAATCCCCACGGCATATTTAAATGGGCTAGCATCAGACATCGGGAACAACGCCTACAGCTTTGGTATTGCTCCACTCAGCCTAACTACCATAACCATTTACGCACCAACATATTGGGGCAACACTGGTGCTCTTGTTCTTCGTGGCTCCGCTGAATGTCAGTGGCATATCTGGTGTAACTAAAATAAACCCTTGGTCTTAGGCCATAAGAGGTTATGTAGCTCGTGGAAGCTCCGGCTGAGAAATCGATCATTTGGTTTCTTCTTCAGGAGCTTCCATTCTTTAGGATCACCCGGTGGAATAGCTGTGTCAACAAGCGTCACTAACTTGCGATTCAACTGAATTCTCTCAGAGTGAATGGTGAGAAATTTCGCATTTGCCTTGTTTGCTCGACCCCACCTCGTTATCGATCCGTACTCTGTCAATATCTTCTTCACCACCCGCTTATCCATACCCTTGATTGGTTGAACGTTATCACCCATGTCTCCAAGCAGCGTCTGATATGCTATCATCTGACTTATCTTAACACCCTTTATCTTCTCTGCGTCCGCGGGACGTATCCACTTCGGCTTCTTCTTTCCGTCCTTTCCTTTGGCACTCGAATCATATAACCAAACGGTGTCAGACAGATATTGATAAGCGTCCTTGTCCTGTGTGCCACAAGCAATCTTGTAAGTTGATCCATACTTTCTTGCGATGGAACACAGAACATCATCCGCTTCGTATATCTTCGGGACGTAGTAAGCTAGACCAATCTTATCGAATAGCTCGAAGACGTAGGGTAGGCATGCGTACATGCGATCCTTATCCGATTCTCCCTGTTCTGCGTTCTCTGCATCAGTTCGACCATCGTTATTCCTACCTTCACGGTTAGCTTTGTACGCCGGGTATATCTTGTGCCTGAATACTTTCGGACCGTCAAACGCTGCCAGGACATAGTTGGCACCAACAGCAAGCGCATCGCCACAGATCATGGATAGCAGGGCGTAAGGTAATGACTGCTCTATTGGTCTCGATGATTTACCGGCTACCAGCATGGCGCGATATAGATACCAGTTGGTGTCACTCACGAATATCCGTTCCATCCTGTTCCTTTTCTTTATCTTCCACCCGGCGGCATTTCCATCCTCTATGATGTTTCAACCTACCCGCCATTACCTGGTGCATATATCCAGGCTCCAGATCGTGCTCTCGACAAAACCTGGCTAGGTTATGTATCTTTTGCTCCACACCTTGAGGATCTGTAACGATGTAATCTTTAGCGACACGATTTGCCATCGAAGCCACAGATGAGGAATTCTCAGCGGACCTCATACCGTGACGATAGGGTATCTTTACCTCGGGCTTCGGCTTACTGTAGGGATCAGAAGTATCCCGACCAATCCCGATATAAGAAGAATTGAGAGCCCAAAATCCTTTGCCCATTATGCTTTTCATCAATGTACTCCTGTACTTTGAGTAAGTGCATCCACCTGAATGATCGAAACATCATCCCAGTCATCGGATTTCATGTCTGTAGTTGGATCTATCAGAGTAGCGGAGAAATGTGCACCGAATTGTTTCCTGAGCGTTGCATCTAGTTCCTTCATGAAATCTTCACGTTCCATTATGTCTGGTGCCATGTTGATTTTGTGCTCTATGAATAACATGAGTTCCCGAGGATGAGGAGACTCCAGTTGAGCAGCTGGAGTAATTCTGTAACCGGCTAACGTGGTCATTCTATCCTCCTTAAGGTACTATTTACCACATCTTACTCATCAAATTTTCGAATCCCTCTATCAATTTAATGAGGTGCAAACCTGCGTAAGGGCCGAAACACGCTAGGAAGACCAAGCTTAAAAATACGGAGCAGTTATGCTGAGTTCAGACAAGAACCCTTTCACCGATTCGCTGTTGACGTACGCCACCGCTATAGGCGTAGCCTGTTTGGGTGGTCTGGTAAGATATGTTAACCACACTGAAGGATTTAAATTCGGTGTGCTCGTCAAGGATTTATTGACCGCTGCCTTTTGTGGACTCTGTACATTCTGGGCATGCGAATGGATGAACATTGTTGGTCCGCTCTCTGCCATTATGATTGCCACATCTGGTTTGATGGGAACGCGATTGTTACGTATCCTCGAAAACCTATATATGGTTCGCATGGGCATGAAAGCTGAAGCACCGATTGAACAAGCTCTAGAAAATGATCGAACGACACCCGTAGTTCATCCAGACGACAAGAGTAAGGAAGGAGAGTAACCGTGTTAACCATTCACAATTCCCTAAATCCTGCGATAAAGAAATTGCTTGTTCGCCTCGACGTCCTCCTGTCTATGGCCTCTTGCCTCATTATTCCTGCGATAGTGGGTGGTTCATTGGTGATGTTTGTGGAGCAGGCGCCAGAACAAAAATTCATCTCCAACGGTTACATGTGGGAAAGTGCAGGGAGTTGGATTTCAATCTCCATCCCTGTCACAGTTCAGACCAAGACAAACAAGGCGCTATACAGAATCTTCATCAAGGATAAAGCAGGCGAGGTGATCTACGTATATCCGGATCACTTCGTCAAGGATCCTTCAGAATTCAAACTGATTGATGACCACATTCAACTACCTGATCTCAAACCCGGAGAGTATCAGATCGGCGCAAAGCTGATCTATTGGTTCAATCCGATAAAGAATGGTACGGTTGATTTTGAGTTGTCCAATGTGGTGATCAAGTAGGAATAATCATGTCATTTCAAGTTACAGCAAATCAGATTCTTGGCCTCAACTCAAACTTGACGAATGCCCAAGCACTAGCAGATGGCATCAATGCGTGTGCTTCTCGTTACGGTATCGACCAATCAGCAATACGCTTGCGCTACTTTGTGGCGCAGTCGTTCTTTGAAACGCAGCAATATACATCCTGGTCGGAGAATCTAGACTATACGACGCCTGAAAGATTGGTAACAGAGTGGCCCTCAAGATTTACTCTAGATCCAACACATACGAACTATGCGTATGCACCGAACTACATCAACAATCCGCAGAAGCTAGCGAATCTTGTGTACGCAAATCGGGATGGGAATGGTCCAACGTCCTCAGGCGATGGTTGGAATTTTCGTGGACGCGGTGCATTCGACCTGACATTCAGGTCGAACTATACGGCATACAGTCAGGCGGCGTATGGTGATAATCGAATCGTCTTGAATCCCGATCTTGTTGCCCAACCTGTGGATGCATTCCTTTCCGCTGGATGGTTCTGGGACGACAACCATATGAATGCCTTAGCGGATTCAGATTCATTCACGCAGGCGACACGAGTGATAAATGGTTCAACAGTGACCGTTCCTCAGCGCCTACCAGTTTTGAACAAGGTCAACTCTGTACTCGTTTGGCCCTAATCTTCAACAGTAAGAACATTATAGAGACCCTGCCATGGCGGACCCGATCTTTTATTATCAAGTAACGTTGGTCAATGGTGCTCAGTCAGAGCCTTACGTTGTTCCTTGGGTTACCTCTCTCGACGCTAACCCGCAAAATGAAGTTGTTGTTCTGCAATCGAGCTTGGGTTCGTATGTGCCCGGTCTCTATGTCGGTTCTAACGGCGGGTGGAAACTTGCCATCCCATATGAACCTATCACGCAAGCTATAATAAATGGCGCGGGTATCACCGTCATCTACAACTCAACCGAGGATGTGGATTACGGTGGATCTCAGACAACGACCTCGGTATTCGTCAATGGTTTACCAATCAATGGTACAGTAGTTGATGCAGTTCTGAATGGCTTCTACGGTGTCATTCAATCGTTTGATGTCGCAGCAGGAGTCTATTCGGTCAATGGCGTTGATCCAGATGCTTCTGGCAATGTCGAGTTGCAGATTACTGATATTCCGGATCTTGCACCTGAACTGGCTTCGGCTGTTTGGACGGTGAACGGCGTTGGTGTTGATTCGAACCACAACGTAAATGTATACCTTCGCAATCTTCCGGACGTTAGCATTTCGGAAGGTCCGGCGATTGATGGTTATCTCCTGCGCTTCTCGAACTCGATTAGTCAATGGGTAGCAGAAAGTCCTTCGGCTCTCGATATCATCCACAGCGTGAATGGACAAACTGGTGGGTCAACGGGAGCCGTTGTTGTTCAAGCTCTCCCGGCAGAGACTACTTCTTCCACCTCGTTGTCCTTGGTAAGCGATAGCGGAGCGACAACCGGCAATATCCTGATAAAGAATCTGGTTAGCACCGGTGATATCACGTTGACGGACAATGGCACGGATATAGCGCTATCTATTCCGAGCTACGTGCAAGCTGTTCAATCTTCACCAGAGGCTGGAGGTACTACTCTCGTTGCTAACGATGGCTCAGTCACACAGGTTGCGCAAATCAAAGAACTTGTTGCTGGTGCGAATGTTAACTTCGCGACAGACGGTAACAGCGTAACGATCAATGCCACGAATAATACGGGCGGTGGCGGGAATTTAACCGCAGTTCAATCGACGGGCTCCGGAACTTCTCTGGTGAACTATGATGGTTCGGGTGGGACAACCATCGCCCTCCTGAAGTCGATATCTGCAGGCGCTAACATCACGATAACGCAAGACGTCGGTCTTGATACGATCACGATTGCTGCAGCATCCATAACTCCTCCTGTTACTTCGGTGAATGGTCAGACAGGGGCAGTCGTTATCACGGCTTCAGATATCACTGGCTTGGCAACCGTAGCGACGACAGGCAACTATGACGACCTGATTAATACGCCGACGCCCTACGTCTTACCGATTGCAAGTTCGCAGACATTGGGTGGTATAAAGGTCGGATCGAACCTGACGATTGCTGGAGATGGAACACTTAGTGCTAATGCGCTGCAACTCAATCCCGCAACGACGACAACTCTTGGTGGGGTAATCGTTGGTTCGGGGTTGACTGTTCAATCAGATGGCACGCTCGCAGTAGTACCTTATACCTTGGCGGCGGCAACGACTAGTTCGTTGGGCGGTATCATCGTTGGTCCTACGCTGTCGGTTCAAGGTAATGGGCAACTCGATTATGACCTGCCTCCTGCTACTGATTCGACCTTGGGTGGCGTAATTGCTGGATCCGGAATAGCTATCACGGATGATGGCGTAATCTCAACAACGCCTTTGGTCATAGCAACGACGACAACTCTTGGTGGGGTAATTGTTCCACCTTCCGGTGGATTGGTCGTTGATGGTTCGGGCAACCTTTCTATCAATGACACGGATGTCGTAACTTCGATAAACACAACAGCAGGTGCAGTAACGATTGCCGAAGGTACAGGCGTCACCGTTACGACTTCAGGTTCGACCATCACCATCGCAGCTTCTGGTGCAACGGGTGGTACGGTTACGGAAGTCGGGTTGGCGATGCCTCCGATTTTCACGGTGTCTGGTTCTCCGGTGACGACAACAGGGACTCTGACTGCGACGCTGAACAGTCAGAATGCAAATCTGATTTGGGCTGGGCCGACAACGGGCTCTGCAAATCAGCCGACGTTCCGTTCATTGGTCGGAGGAGACCTGCCCGCCGCAACTACTTCGGCAAATGGTGCAGTCAAGCCTGGATCCGGTTTGGCGATAACTGTCGGTGGAACTCTAAGTGTTGATCCAACTCAGGTTATCACTTCGTTCAATGGTCGTATCGGGGCTGTCACCCTGCAACTCTCTGACATAGTAAATCTTGGTGCGGTTATAGCGGGGAACAACAATACGCTTTCCGGGAATAACAACTACACGGGAACAAATAGTTTCACCGGTGGAACAATTACTGTACCGACCGTAGCAACTTCGGACGATTCGAACAATGCAGCCTCGACTGCATACGTTCAGGAAGTTATAGCAACGTTGGCTACGGGTGTTACTTCCTTCAATACTCGCACCGGCGCAGTCGTATTTCAGGCTGCCGATGTCACAGGAGTCGGTGGAGCTTTGCTGGCTAGTCCTGCATTTACGGGAACACCCACCGCCCCGACGCCTTCGACTAGTACAAATAATACGAGCCTGGCCACCACGGCGTACGTTCAGAATAACCTGGTGAGTTATGCGCCTCTGAATTCTCCTGCACTAACTGGGACGCCGACAGCACCAACAGCTACTGCTGGGACGAATACAACTCAGTTGGCAACAACCGCATTTGTTCAAGCTGCGATTACGACGAATGCGGGAGTTACGACCTTTAACGGTCGGAATGGGGCAGTCACGCTCAACAGCACGGATATTACTGGAGCTGGTGGTGCACTTCTGAATTCTCCTGCATTCACGGGAGTACCGACCTCGACTACACCGTCGACGGGTGACAACACCACGAAGATAGCGACAACAGCTTTTGTTCAAGCCTCGCTGTCCAGCGGAGCAGTCACCTCGTTCAACACCCGGATAGGCGTGGTCACTTTAACACTTGCAGACGTCACGGGCGCTGGTGGAGCTCCTCTTGCCTCTCCGTCATTCACTGGTGTTCCTGTTGCACCAACGGCGTCACCGGGAACGAATACAACTCAGATAGCGACGACAGCATTCGTTACTACAGCGGTTGCGTCTGGTGGTGTTCAACCCGCAACGACGACAACTCTTGGTGGGGTAATCGTTGGTTCGGGGTTGACTGTTCAAACGAGTGGTTTACTTTCGGCCAATGTCACAACTGTAGCGGGGAGAACGGGTGCAGTCACATTGTCGGTAACGGATATATCTGGCGCCGCTCCTCTAGCCTCTCCAGCATTCACGGGAACTCCAACTGCTCCTACAGCTTCGGTGGGCACCGATACGACGCAGTTGGCAACGACGGGATTTGTACAAAATACGCTGGCGGCTTCTATAAGCGTCACCGTTAGTTCCTCGAATATCTCTCTGGGCACGAACGCTAACTACAATACGGTGATTTTCGTTGGTAACCTGACGGCAAATGTTATCGTTACCCTGCCGTTCCCGGGTCAATGGATCTTCTACAACGAAACGACTAATGCAGGAAGCTTTACTCTTACATTGTCGAACGGCGTGACTTCGGGAGCAACATTTGTCCTTCAAGAAGGATCCTCGGTCCACCTGTTTAGCGATACAAACCTTGGAGTTTTACCTGCCATCACCTCGGGTATTACCACAGCGTCTTTGGATAACTCGAACAACCTGGCTACTACTTCGTTCGTCCATACATTGCTAGGTAGTGGATCGAATGTCGTCAACTCATTCAACACGCGGGTCGGCGTTGTAACACTGCAAGCTTCAGACGTTACGGGAGTTGGTGGTGCGCTGTTGGCGTCGCCTGCATTTACGGGAACTCCAACAGCTCCGACAGCGGCCAATGGAACTTCAACCACTCAGTTGGCGACAACTGCATTCGTCGTGGGAACGACGCTGACTGGATCGACGACCGTTAGTCTTGCTGGTGGATCTAGCTCATTGAATTTGACGACCGCAGAACTAAGTTTCCCTGTTATTTATTTCACAGGGGCGTTAACTGCTAGTATCGCGGTAACGATTCCTATCACAGGGCAATGGACATTCCACAACTCCACTACAGGTTCAACTTCATTTACTCTGACGTTGGGCAATGGAGGTACCGCTACCTACGTGCTGGCTCAGGGCACTTCGATTCAGGTGTTGAGTAATCTTACGTTGGGTGTTATTCCTTCGACGGGCACCGCAGTTACGCAATCGCCTACGGATAACTCAACAAACATAGCGACGACTGCTTACGTTCAAGATGTGTTAGGTTTGGGAACGGGTGTTGTTACTTCGTTCAATACTCGCTCGGGTGCGGTTACTCTGGTGAGTGGGGATATAACTGGGGCGGGTGGTGCCCTTGTTGCTTCGGCTAATACGTGGACGGCAGCAAATAGTTTCACTGGTGGTTCGATTACGGTTCCGACAGCTGCGGAAGGTACGAGCTCCACGGCTGCAGCTTCGACGGCGTTCGTTAGCAACGCGATGTTAAATACGACTACGATTAACGTCAGTGGGTTGACTTCACCTTATACCGTTCCAGCATCGCAATATGGTACAACTGTTATTGAGTTGACGGGAAGTCTTACTGCCAATCTGACTTTGACGTTGCCGACGAGTGGTATCTGGTCGTTCTACAATAACACTACGTCATCCGGCGGGACGTTTAATGTAACGTTGAGTAACGGAAGTGGTGCTACTTATGTGGCTCTCGATAACGAAAGCTCGAGCGTCATATCTCTGGGCACTCTGGGTATCGTCAACTCAAACATCTCTGCGTTCACCTTAACGCCAGCCACGTCAACAACGCTCGGTGGTGTGATTGTTCCGAATGGTTCCGGGCTAACGGTTAACTCTTCGGGCGACATTGCAGTTTCCGCAGCAACAGGTTCAACGGCAGGTATCGTTTCGCAAGGTACGGGCGTCACGATTTCCGGAACTGGTGTACTATCGGCAAACGTTGTTTCGGTATTCGGTAGAACGGGCTCTGTGGTACTGACGTTGGCAGACGTAACAGGAGTGGGTGGAGCACCGGCGGCTAGTCCGACGTTCACGGGAACCGTGGTTGCTCCGACGCCGACAATAGGTGTCAATAACACAGACGTAGCAACCACGGCGTACGTCTATGCGGCGACTCAAGGCACAGCGGTAATCAGTTTAACTGGCGGAGCAACCACACTAGTATTGACGGCAGCCCAGTACAGTGCGGAGATTTTGGAATTTACAGGAACTTTAACAGCTAACATCATTATTACGATGCCAGGCTCTGGTGCATGGGAAGTTCTTAACCTTTGCACCGGAGCATTCACTGTAACATTGGGTAATGGCGCTGGGCAGAATCTTGTGATCCCGCAAGCAACGGAAAACACGTTGCCGGTGGTGGCGAATTCGACAGCAGGTATGGTTACCATAGCAGGCGGTGGCTCAACTGTTGTCAATACGTTCAACACACGTTCGGGAACGGTGACGCTGACGAACACAGACATTAGCGGCGCCGGCGGTGCTCTTGTGGCTTCACCTGTATTTACGGGGACACCACAAGCTCCAACTGCTGCAGCGGGTGACAACTCGGTGCAGATTGCGACAGACGCTTATGTGTACAGGGCGACACAAGGATCTGCAACGGTTGCATTGGCCGCAGCAAACGTTACGCTGTCCGCGGCCCAGTATTCGGTACCGGTTATTATCTTCACAGGCACTCTGACCGCAAACGTCACCGTAACGGTGCCGACTTCGGGTCAGTGGATCTTCTACAACGCAACAAGTGGAGCGTTCTCGGTCACGTTGTCGAATGGTACGGGTGCGACCGCCGTGGTGCCGCAGTCGGGAACCGCAACATCGCCTTATATCTCGGATGGATCTGCTGGTGTGCTTCCTGTGAATCCTATCATCACTGGTGTTTCTTCAGTGAATGGAAGCACAGGCGCAGTAACCGGGATCGCAACACTGGCTTCTCCGACATTCACCGGAGTACCAGCAGCACCTACGGCAACGGCTGGAACGAGCACAACTCAAGTGGCAACAACGGCATTCGTTGCGACCTCATTCGCGCCCTTAGCTAATCCGGCGTTGACCGGTGTTCCTACGGCTCCTACGGCAACTACGGGTACGAACACGACCCAGCTTGCAACCACTGCTTTTGTTCAAGCTGCAACTACGGGAACTTATGCACCTCTGGCGTCGCCTGCATTTACGGGAACTCCAACAGCGCCTACGGCATCAACAGGTACAGATACAACTCAGTTGGCGACAACAGCTTTTGTCTACAATGCGGATCAGGGCTCTTCTTCGGTAGCTTTGACGGGATCAAATGTTACACTCACAGCTACCCAGTATTCGGTACCGGTTATAATTTTCACAGGTACCTTGACGGCGAGTGTGGTAGTTACAGTTCCTACAGTCGGGTCCTGGACGGTTTATAACACGACGACGAATACTAGTACTAACACTTTCACAGTCACTTTGACGAACGGAAGTGGCGTAAGTCTAGTGCTTCCGCAGTCTGTAGTGTTGGCTACGGAAACAGTTGCGACTTCTGTCATATCCAACACTGTCGGTGTCATTGCAGTTCAACCCGCAGCGTTGACCCGCAGATTGCAAACTACTTCACAAAGTTATGCGATAGACAATATCGGTTCGACTTCTGGAACGTTAACACTCGATTTAGGGTTGTACTCAGAATTTGCATTCACCGTGTCCGCGGCTACTACGATTGCATTCACGAATACTTTGGGGACGAGTACTGGGCAGGTAGTATATCTTCGTATAACAAATGGTGGGACAAATATTACATGGCCCACAGGTTCATTGTACTCGGGTGGAACTGCGCCCACGTTATCAGCTTCGGGTATTGACATGATTGGCGTCAAATACGATGCAATCAGCGCCGTTTACATGATATTCACACTCGGCCTAGCGATGGCCACCTAATCAGTAGAGGTCACCCGAAGGGTGACCTCTTTTCGGGTACTTAACTATGAGTTTATTTCTTCTCCTTGCCGCAGCATCCCATAGTGCACCGCCACCTTCGAACACCGGGTACGCGTTATTTGCCGGAGGCAACACCTCGGCAGCAGTAATCGCCACCACGGTTCAATATTCTTACCCTAACAACACGTTGGCTTCAGGAACAAACCTTGGTCAAGCGCGTTATGCAGTCAATGCAACAGGAAACGCTACCCAAGGTATAATTGGCAACGGATACAACGGTGGGCAGATCCAATATACCGATCTTTACGTTTATGGCACTAACACAGTATCGGCTGGAACCCAACTAAGTAATGCCAACTACGCTAGTGGCGCAGCTGGAAATACTAGCGTGGCTGTATTCGCAGGTGGTACTCCAGGATTTTCAACTGCATCCGTTGTCTATACATACTCTGGTAATACTGTCGCATCCGGAGGAAGTTTACAAACCGCACGCTACGCTCTTGCTGCAGCAGGAAATACTACCATAGGACTTTTCGGTGCTGGCTTTACGGGATCTATAACCAACGTCACAGACATCTATACGTACTCTACCAACTCAGATGTCTCGGGCACAAATCTAACTACAGCTGCAGAATACCCAGCGGCGTGTGGTACTTCGGCGAAAGCAGTATTCGCCGGAGGCATGGGACCGATATCATCAAGTTCAGTCTATACGTACTCGGGCAATACTTCAGTATCTGGGACAAGTCTTACCGTAGCTCGAGAACAGTTGGCATCAGGTAGTAATCCAGTGATCGGAGTGTTCACTGGTGGAGCCACCAATAATACACCGACACGAAGTTCTGTAACGGATGTCTACACTTTCAGTAACAACGCGGTCGCCGCCGGCACTAGTTTGACCACAGCTAATTACTGGCTCGCTGGTACATCTTCGAATCCTGGGTGGACCTGATTTAATTTAACATTAACCAATAAGAGAGATATCATGCATTACAAAACCAACCGACTCAACCATGATTTTCAGATTGCTTATTTCATTGCGGGCGCGTGCCAGACCGCGGATGCCGCCTACTCGATCTTGTGTGATCTTGCAGAGGATCGTTCGAATGCACTTAAGTCATTCAAGGCCTACAGTTTGAGAGATCAGGCTAAGATCAAACGGGCTGAGCATCTCATGGCCTCCTTCATTGATCCTCAAACAGGTGAGATCGCAGAAGCTAACAAGGAGGATCCCGATTACATGGATGCTCTGGCGGATATCGAAGAGCTACGCGCATTGGCAGGGACAACGCAGAAGAATTATGACGCAGCTGTCGCCGAACTAGCGTTCATTCGTCAATGTCAGGACAAGTTGCAACCATTTCGAAAGTATGCCCATCTATCGGATTCTCAAGCACACGAGGCTGCACAGTTCGAAGAGTGGAAGTTGCAGTTGATTCATACGGCACAGAATCACTTGCTATCAACAAGCAATATCCCACACGATCATTGGGGGACAATGCGTATGCACCCAGCCTTTGAAGATGAAATCCTGCCGGCAATTGATAAATTCGTTGGTGTAAAGATGTTGGCGGGCTCGAAGGAAGGTGAGGCAAAGCTTACGGCTCTCTTGGTAAAGAAAAACTACGAGCTACCATCCCTGTTGGAAGCACCACAAGAATTGAAGTTGAATCGAGGAGAATCAGATGCAGGAAAAGAAACCGAATCTACGTACCCGAATTACAGTCCTCGCTGAAGTCATAACTGAGTTACTCCGTAGAAATGCTATAGGAATAATCCTTACCGTTGGCATGTTTGCTCTCGGATACTCTCTGAAAAATATCGGGGACAGGAATGAACGCGCTACTCTGTATGCCCAACTGGCGGAACAGAGACAACGCATGGCAGCGGAGTGCGACGCACGTCTGGTGGAAGCCAAGGATATGACGACGGAGCAGACTGGTCGCATAGAGGAACAGACTGAACTTATCCATCAACTCAAAGACATAGTGGGTAATGTTCAGCTGACCCAGAAGCAACAGGTTCATGTTCGCGAAGCCGAGTTGGAGACCATGAAGAAGGCTGCCTCTGCTGCACAGACCGCAGTCACGGAAGTCACCAAAGGTGCGACCGAAAAGGATCGTCAACAGATCAACGCAGTAGTGAAGGGGAAGAACAAATGAGATTAGTTATAGCGATATTCACCCTGCTACTCGCCTCATGTGCTACCCGATCCTCAGGGTGTCCGGATGTTCCTAGCATGGGAGATCAGGAGACTCTGAAGGACTATACCGTACATATCATCAGCATGTACAAAGAGTGTCAGAAGATCAAGATTGATAAAACGGGGACCTGATAAGAGAGTGAATGAGATGATTATCGCGGACATGATTAAGGCTCAGTTGATAGAAGCCGATGATAGCATTGGGAGTAACAACCCAAGCAATAATAACCCGAACATGAATTGGCAGCATGAGATGGAGGACAAACAAATCCATAAGCCGAGGAAGCCCGGTCAGGTTCTACCCAAGGGTACGTTCGACAAAAGTCCGTCGGGTATAGCGCAGATAGTCAAGAATCATTCGCCTGACTATGGAACTGCTGAGAAGAAACTCGATTCCTATATCAATCGCAATGGTCGTAATCTGCAGGGTGCAGACAAGGAACGTCTGCACCAATCCAAGGAAGCTTTGAAGAATCAGTACGGGGATCAGGAGACATCAACTGATACTTCTGATACTTCGACATCTGACTCGACGACAACGACTAGTAGTATCCGGGCAATGAATGAGCAGTCGATTTATGCTTTGCCACCTGGTCACAACAAGGATGATGGTATGGTAAACCTCTTGAAGGAAGTACCGGACAATCGTCAAAAGGATCCAGAGCAGGATCCTCAATTTGTTGATAACCCACCGAAGTTGAATGCAAGGGTTACAATGGGCTCTCTAATGAAGATTGGAAACAGGTTGGCTCAGGCTTCCATTCTGAACTCGGTGCAGGATCCCAACCAAAGAATGTCTAGTGTGGAAGAACCTGAGGAGACTGAAGCTGGTTCTACCGCGATCAACAACCTGGAAGAGACTCCTATAGCCCCAAAGAAGGTAAAGGGTGATTCGACATCGGACTCACTCGATAACAACTTTGAGGAAGTCAACCCGATATCGAACTCTGCATACGCTACGTCAATCCTTGATAGTGCATTCAAGCATATCATGGTGGCCGATAAATGGAGTTCAGATGTCAAGACCAAGAAGCACCCACCTGAAGGTTTGTTCAAGGAGGGATCCGCAGATGAGATTGCCTCGTGGTTGAAGAAGAGTCATAAGGGTGATACGGGTAAGGCATCATCTTCGTTGAATTTTTATATCAACAGAGCAGGGAAGAACCTGAGCCCTGAGCGTAAGAAAGTACTGGAAGACGTCAAGGGTAAGATAGGTAAATAAGGGGTACTGGTAGTTAATTTTATCGAGTCTTGAATATAACGTACAACCACCTCTGTCGGATTCCTAACACTGGAGTCTCACCACATGCCTACTCCCCGATTGTCAGATGCATTAGCTCAACAGACGGCAGAAGCTTACCGCAAGTTGGGTAACAACGGTTACACTCTTTGCGGTATATCAAAGCAAGCCTTTAAGAAGCGTTGTCGAATATCGATCGATCGAGGTATACTCGACAGGAATGAGAAGCCCCAGACTACACAGTCGAAAGGTATGTCTATTGAACAGGAACCACCTCTGGGTGATCTGACTATAGACGAGATCATCTCTTCAAAGAAGGAACTCGCAAGACGAAAGATTGCTGCTCAGAACTATAACCACCTTATAGATGTTAATGTATCGATTGATGGTCCGGTTGGTTTGATCGTCCTAGGAGACCCGCACGTAGATGATGATTCATGCGATATCGTTCGTCTCGAATCTGATCTTGATATCGCATGCAAAACCGAGGCCATGTTCTTAGGCCACCTTGGTGATATAACCAACAACTGGATTGGTCGTCTGCAGTTCAAGTATGGAGATCAGGTAACAACCAGAGCCCATGCACGTAAGCTCATCAACTGGGTACTGAAAGATCGTCCCAATATGTTTGTAGTCTCGGGTAACCATGACCTGTGGAACGATGGACAGAATCTCCTTGACTGGGCATTAGAAGACCAACTAGTGATTGCTCAGCCACACGGAGTACGTTTGAATCTCAAATTCCCTTCTGGAGATCCTATTCGTATTCATGCACGACACGACTTCCCCGGTAACTCTATCTATAATGCTGCCCACTCGCTACGTCGTGAGCTTGCGTTCGGTTTAAGAGATCACATCCTGTTGGCTGGTCACCGCCATATCGATGCCTATGCAATGCATGCACATGCAGATGACCCATGGATCTCTCACCTCTTCCGGGTCTCTGGTTACAAGATGGTTGATGACTACGCAGACACGCATCGTTTTATGCCTATGCGATTCGCTCCTTCGGTTACTCTCATCCTGGATCCAACAGCAAATCCTGTAGACAAGGTCAAGCCCTTCTGGGATACGCACGCAGGTGCAGATTACCTGAAGTTCCTGCGCAAACGCAAATCGAAGAGATAATTTTAAGGCGTGGTTCACCTTCGGACTTTGAATGAACCACCTTTAATATTTGAGAGAGCACTAAGATGGATCCACTAGACCTTGCACAAACTGAAACCGAGATTCAATTCAACGCCAGGATAAAGAACATTAGAGACAAGACCAAGAAATCATTACTGCCTACCGGAGTCTGCTATTACTGTGAAGACAACGTTGGCACCTCTTTGCTATTCTGCTCCTCAGAGTGTCGGGATGACTACTCAAAGGAACAGAGGATGAGGGAAATAAACGGGTTGAAATAACACTTGGGCCATCCATGAGGTGGCCTTTTCCATCTTCTGCTTTATCAATTTCATCATATCTGAGGCATAGTGATGAAGTATAAAGAAGGAGTTGAGATAATGAGTTCGAGTCTGGTAGTCAACACACAGGTCGGAACACAGAATACGCCGGCGGGCATAGCGGAGAATATTTCCTCGCTGTACCAGGCTGGACAGACTATAACGCAAACCCTGTTGCTACAACCTAGTGGATCACCTGGGTCGCAGTTCAGCTCGCCTGCCGGCTTCTCGCAGATCACTGTGAACCCACAAGCCACTGTGGTTCTTACCGCGCAGAAGGGAAGTAATCCCGCATACATAAGTTTGAACGTCAATCAACAGACAACGATCGATGACACAGTTGATACTTTTCAGGTGACGAATCCGGGCACTACTCAGGTTGCAGTCAACCTCATCTGGATTGTTCAGGTCTCGACATCAACGCCTGTTACTTCTGTAGTCACCTCGGTGAATGGTCAGACGGGGGCAGTCGTCCTCACTGCATCTTCGCTGTCAGGTTTAGCTACGGTCGCGCAAACAGGTAATTACTTCAACCTTATAAATCTTCCTAACCTGGCGGCCGTTGCAACGACTGGTAGCTATAACAGTCTAACAAATCTTCCTGTTATTCCGACAGCACCGGTAAACGCCGATTGGAATTCAAGTTCGGGATTATCTCAGATCCTGAACAAGCCTCAGTTAGCCGCCGTGGCAACAACGGGATCATATTCATCTTTGACGGGCGTTCCTACTCTTGCTACAGTAGCAACGACAGGAAGCTATAACAATCTCATCGATACACCCACGCTTGCACCTGTAGCAACAACCGGTCTCTATTCGTCCTTGACTGGTGCTCCTGTTCTTGCTTTGGTGGCGACAAGCGGATCGTATTCTGATCTTGATAATATCCCTGCTCCATATACATTGCCCACTGCATCACCAACAGTTCTAGGTGGTGTTAAAGTCAGCACTACGTCTGGGTTATCCGTGACATCGGGATCCCTTTCGATCGCTCCTGCAACAGCATCCGTGATTGGTGGGGTCAAGCAAGGGACGAATGTAACTATAGCAGGCGATGGCACGTTAAGCGTTATCGGAGTATCACCAATCTCTTACGCATTCGCAGATCTTCCTACGGGAACAATTAACGGGTCGATGATTTTTGTTACCAATGGACGGAAAGTTGGTGAAGCTGCAGGTCATGGGACGGGCGTTCCTGCATATTGGTCTACAGAGAACTGGCGGGTGTTCTCAACAGATCAACCTGTTCAAATCTAAGGAGTAAGAGATGAGTAGTGAAGTTATAGGGACGTGCGGAGACTGTATCATCTCCGTACCCAATGCCTCGACATTAAGCCTGAAGTTCAAGGTAGATATCCAGGAAGGTGTCAACCACCTGATTCGACATCGGGGATTAGTGAACGGTTATTACCCGACAACCAATGAGAGTGTACAGAACCTTACGATTGCTACCAGTGGATCATACTCACCAGGTCAATCCTGTACTGCGTTACTAGTCTCAACTGATAGCCCGGTGCAACTGACGTTGAACAATGGGTCGATCGCTATGACGATCACCGTGAACCAATTGTTTATCATCGATCAATCGTTCACTTCGTTTGTCCTGACAAACACCAGTACAACTGAAGTGGCGAATGTCATCCTGGCGTTCACTAGTACGTTAACCGGTATCTAGCAAGCAAGATAAAGGCCACCATGGTTTTTATTCATGGTGGCCTTTTCCATCTTCAACTTTTGATAACTACCACTGAGGGATGAAGACATACGTCAACTTGATGCCCATCTGAGGACCACCCCCTCCCGCATCCTGTACGATGGATCCAGCTATGGTTACAGTGTCACCAGGTGCCACTTGCTGTACTGCGATTTGCTGCGTTGGCAATTGGGTGTGGTCAGAGTCTGACGTAGTTCCCAATGTAGACGAAGTCACAGTCACTTCAGACGAAGCAGATGTTCCATTAGATGCCGCGTTGTTCTTTACTATGATGCCCATCACTTGCCCATAAGTTGCGGGAGTGAACGTCAGTGGCCCGATGTTATGTGTGGAACCACCAGCTGGTATAAAGTTTGTCGAAGTGTATTGCGACTCAAAGTTTGCAGACTGCAAAGACTTACGACCAACCGTAGCCAGCGGCATCCAATTAGTCCAGTTAGCACCTGAGTTAGAACCTTGACGGAAGTACATAGGATATCCACCCAAGCCACTCTGATTTGGTCCGCCACCAGTGTCCCACGGAAAAGCCAGCTGTGTTATGTCTGCTCCGTTTGAGCTTGAAGTTCCGTTGCCAAGATTGTGAATCCATATCATGGCATCCCAGCTAAACGGCATGTTCGCTGGAGGCGATGCAGTAGTTGCGTTGTATAAGCCAGAGGGTAGTGCTATGTTATTCAAGTCATCAGCAGACGTCAGGGGTCGACCACTCAAGGTCGATGGTGATTGAAGCAGTCCATATGCATTGATTGCTCCACCGCCTGGCATGTACGTACCTGCTCCACCATAAGCAAGACCTGGTGTTCCAGGGGTTGCAACAGGAGGTGCTGGAGGCGTACCCAACAGCTGCGAGTAATAGATCGGTTGACCAATACCATCAAGATCGCAATACACTTGCACTTCTGATCCAACGGTGGGGGCTGAGGGCAGCGGCGAGTTATTATATGTCCCATCGTTCGTACAGTTAAGATTCAACTGCAGATTGGAACCCGATACCACGATGCTACTAACCGAACGCCAGAACCCTGTTGCTGTCTGTACCAGGAATCTCCTGTTGTGCGCCCCTTCAGTTACCGCATTGGCAAAGAAGTAGGACGAAGCAATCTGTATCCACGTGGTAGACGAATTTACAACGGGCATCGTAGCGACGCTTTGTGGACCATAGTAGCGTGCGTACGAGGAAGATTCAATTGACCAGTTATCCACCGTCGCATTCGCTAGTATCGATGCATCACCAAACGAATTCAATTCCTTTACCAGGTATTGAGGAATACTCGGATTTGCCGAAATGTCTGGTGGGTATACATCCGACCATTGAAAGATATTGTAGATAGCGGGAGGTACCGTTGCATCCGAAATCTGAAATACTGCAGTCGACTGTTGAAGTTTCAGTAGACAGTTCAGATCATAGGACGAGACAACGTTCGTTCCCAACGATGAAAACTTCGTCTGCGGAGTCTCGAATACTGCGATACAAAACATCACCGAAGACGAGCTGAAATTCCCATCCGCATCTGCTAAGAACAATGCGACTTCACCGAATTGGAAGGGTCCTGCTGTCGGCGGAATCTCACAGAGAATATCTAACGTGTTGTTACCAATCGATTGATAACTTGTAGGCGACGCAGAGTAAAGAAGTGTCCCCTGAATACTTGTTTGGCTAGATGTCGGAGTGTAGCCGTACCCGGAGCCAATCTGGAATCCAACTATGTGGATGTAAGGACCTTCAGGCATTGCTACTGAAGCAGCTGCCAGGCCTGCGTTGGTGATGAGAAATAGGGGTGTTGTTTCTGGAGTTACTGAAGACATTTAAACCTCTATGGGTAATCAGGACAGTCGCGTATTAAGGAAATTCAGCGGCAGACCGCTAGAGTTTGTGGTCAGATTCAGGATGTAGTTGATCAAACCATAGCTGGGTTGGAACGAAATGGGGAACGTTGCCAGTGTTACTTCACTACCGGTAACCGTCAAGGACTCTCCGTCTGACCACGAACATTGAATCATCCCTGAACCCGTCGAGGAATTGGTTGCCGTAGTCGACAACCAAAGGACGTTCTGGTTGTTAGTCGCATAGTCCTGGATGAACTTGATGAAGTACTGACGTTGTTGCAACTGGGTGGAGCTCGGACTATTTGCTGCCGACATTACAATCCCGTTGATCTGGAATTGCGTAGCGAGTTGACCGAGGTTCACAAATGAACGACTAAAGCATCCTAAGAATCCCCAGAAGGCAGTGACGTCAGTCATGTTTACCACAGTTCCCGAGGTATAGACTCCTACCTGTGTAGCACCAATGGCGGAACGAATGAAGTCGCAATAACCGCCGTAGTTTGTTATCCCGGGTGAAACAGGAGCAGCTGGTAGATTGATCTGCACGCCATTCAATGATACTGATCCACCCAGGATGTTGATACCATACATCTGATACTGACCAGATGTTCCAGTGTAGGTCGTGGGCGTAATTATAGGACGTTCAAGATTTGACATGAACCATCCGTGAGTCGTCCCATTAACCAGTGCTGAGTTGTAATCGCCGTAGGTTGGATCTCCATAGAACGTAAAATCAATCGACCCGCCGTAGAGGTTGAAGTCTGCGGTCCATGGATAACTGTGTCCACATGCCAGAGCAATCGTTGCTTGCCCTACAAATTGATTACTCAAGAACAGAGATTGCAAGTGCGTCAGTGCACCATTGATGGTAAGAAATGGTGAACCCTCAGTTCCTGCATTCGAGTCCGAACCCGTAGAGGAATTCACATACAATGCGGTTCCCTGATAGCTACCAACGTAAAGGCCGTCGCTAAGATTCTGGATAACGTTTCCCAATGCAGCGGAAACGGGAATCGCGGTGTTCGGTATCGTCGCTCCAGCATCCATGGGACGAATCACTGCGTTTGTTGCATCGTAAAATGCGGGCGTTTCAGTTGTCATGTTTCTCTCTTAAGCTAGCCAGTAAGGGATATAAACGCCTGGCACAATTGTCGAATCCCATCCAGCCGGATTAACCAACAGGTTTGCTCGCTGCTGACCAAGGATGGTCGTTGGAATCTGATTTAGTGTCAAAGTCTTCTGCGTAGGCTCTGCCGTGTATCCAGGCATCTTCGCATTGCCAATTGTCGACCCAGGAACATTCACCCACTCTGTCACAGGACCATAGATGATCGAGAAGCCTGAAGGATCACCGTTGGTCGATGGTCCACCACATAAAGTAGTTGGTAGAGAATTACCCGTGCTTATCGTCTGATCCGTCGGACTATACACAGGATAGATGCGACCATCCTGCAGGAACCACGAGGTCGGAGCAGCCATCAGATAAGCTCCGGTCATCCCTGCCGAAGTGACTAGAGCATTCATCGGCAACTCTGGTTCCGTGTTATACGTCGGAGGAGCAGCTGCACCGTATTGGCCAAAGTTCGATATCACAATCGAGTTAACTGCCCAGAGTCCTATGGCAACTATCTCTGCATCCGTTCGAACAAGATTTGGATCATCTGTAATCCACATATCGAACGAGATCACCAGTGCTTGCAGGACCAGGTTGTAGTTAGCGATCTCATAGAAGAACGTAATCAGATCTGTCGGATCGATCGAACCCAAACCACCTTGAGCAGTGATGGTAACCTGAGACGTCGGATACCAAGTTCCTCCATCCCAGATCGGTGTTCCAATCTCAGAGCTACCCGCAGGCCAGAATGTCGAATAGTCTTCGGTCCACAATGTCTGAACGGTCAATGAGGATGATAAGCAATAGTTGATAAAGTCAATAAACGATTGAGTTCCTTTACCGAACCAATACTGCCCAACCCAACGTGAAATTATCTGATACTGGTCATTTGTAATCAGACCCGCTGACTGCAACTTCATCCCCAGCGCATTCACCTGCTTGACCAGGATTGGACGTTCGAACTGGGGGAATGCATCGAAGGGAATCATCTGAACTACAGGGACATTGTTCTCCAGATAGTCGATTGGATTCGCGTAGATGTAGTTGGTCTCAACGTATGGATCCGTCGGCCACATGTCTCGTAAATAACCTAGGGTCTCTGTTGGTTCATCCACCGTAGTAGAGAACACAGCATCGATCGATTCAGCATATTCAATGTAGTATGGATTCTGTGAAAGGTATGGTGGCATCAACACGGTACGCGGTGTTCTGTACCCCAACCTCTTATTGATTTTGGGATCTATCGAAGGACCATCCAACGAATAGATCAGGTAACTTGTATCACTCATCAGGCGCCTCCGAGTAGACGCGTTGGGTCGGATCCAGGATTAACCTGTTGACGTGCGGAGTAGAATACATTAACTGTCAGAGAAGAGAGTGAATTGTACTGGATGGGAAATCCCGAACTATTGGGTAAAGGACCAACAGGAGTTATCGATCCCACGTCTTCGTAAGTGAGGGTAGGTGAAGTGACGGTGGCAATCAATCCCAAAGTCCCTTCAGCAGAGCGACCCCAGACAGAGTATGATGCTGCTTGATACACTGCTAGCCATGTCAGTGTGATAGCGTTATCTGATCCCGAGATGATCTGAGGGAATACCCAGTTCTGCGGGAACCCTACTGCACCAGTTGTCAACGTAGTCGAGATCGAATATGCATAAACGCTGGGACCCAGTACGCCTGCACCAGGAACGATCGTGTAGGTAATCTGTGGACTGGTCGGAGAAGTTACAATCATCGGTCCAGTTGGCTCGTTGATAGTCACGTAGTCGACCAGACCTGTATTCGAGTTAAAGATCACCTGCTCGATGTCCGAGGGGTAGAAGTTCGTCATCAGAATACCAGGACGTGGAGCAAACAGATTCGTTATAGCCGTAGTTGCATTCGCCTGCACCTGGGTAGGAATAGCAGAGTTGTAGATGTAGATATCAACATCCACCGCATTGGGAACTGCAATTGCATCCTGCCAAAGGAAATACGGTGCATACATCGTGACCTGCTGGCAGTACGTAAGGAAGCTCTGAATCTGTGCCTGCGTCCACGTCGAGGTCGTTAGAGCGGACACCCGAATAACATTCATCCACCTTAAGTCACCTGGATCAATCTCTCTTTGAGCCTGCGTCACTGCATCGACTATGCCGGGGAACGTAGCAACCAACGCCTGATACTGCGATTTGGTAACAGCAGAACTGTAGGTACCAAATGCTCCGCTGGCCACATTCTTGTAGGCAACGATGTTAGTCTGGTTCGCACCCCCGGAAGGATTCTCCGAAGACACACCAGTGATTGTCAGGAAGCCCGAACATGTTATCTGTGACCCAGCAGTTTGCAAACTGTTACCGTTTGCCCCCTGCGTCACTGGGTAACTAACAAGCACAGTATCATTGACCTGAGGGATCGTCCCGAACTGTCCATTCGTTCCGCCGAGGTTCCCCCACTGGATAAACATACGACCATCACTCAACGTCATGTCCGCATAAGCAGGTTGACCATCGTAGTTCCAGAGGTTGCCATACGACTTTGGAATATACGAACCATTCACTTGCACCCACACATCCTGGTCTGCGATAACGAAAGAGTCCTGTGAGGCAACCCAAAGTTGACGCTCTGTTCCCAGACCAGACATTGAGTAGAAGTAAATCTGACCTTCATACAACGTGGTGTCTAGAGGAACTCCCGACTCGATAGTCAATGCCACATTGTTGTAGAAGTATGAACCACCACATTGGAACTGGGTCAGAGGTGGCAAGGACACCGTTGTAGTCGAATTCAACACGACGTCCATCGATGCCGGGAGGAATCTCGAAAGTCTCAGGCCCTGCATCTGCGCGATGGAAAGAATGGCGTCATTCGACTGCGCCGTCTCTGCATAAGCATCTTCATATGCTCGGGTAATTCTACCCTGCGCAAACGTCCCGACAGTCGAGACGTATTCGATCAACGTCTCGGATGTCTGGGTTGTCAGGTTACCAATCCACGAAGGTTGAGCTTGCAGTTGTGTTTGGAACTGGGTTACGAATTGGTCGAAATCCTGTGATAGATCGCTTAGAGTAAAAATCGTTGTTACTGAGGACATTCGAACCTTCCTATCTTAAGGTTGAAGTTGAAACGTTACCTGTTGTTTCTGACTGGTAAGAAGCACCGTGAAGGCTATCCTGACATCATACCCGGGCAAGCCATAATCGGGGTTGATATACGAGTTCGAATTGTCTATGGAGATCCTGGGCTCCCATCTCTGCAACGCCTGGATCGTAGACAGGTTCATTTTGTTCGCTGTTACCTGATCTATCGGTTCCTGGAGGAACTGCCACCACAGGGAACCGTAGGTGGGTTGCATGATGCGACCACGTCCTCCTATGGGGCAATTAAGGATATTGTATATAGAGTTCGATATAGCGTAGGAATCTGGTAACAAATCCGGCGCACCATTGACCGTGAACTGTGAGTTAGCATCGACCCACGTGGCCCCATTTGTCGAATACTGCCAGTTAGTTATTGTCGGCATGATAATAATCCTTTATCTCTTAGTTCCCTATTACGCCTTCTTGTCTCTACGCTTTTAGCTATCGCTATGGGATCCATAGGTCCTCTCTTCTCACCCTTGCGACGCCTGTTAGATTCTGCGATTGCCAAAGAAACCGACAGAGGTTTCTTTTTGCCTTTATGAATGGCAGACAACCTTGCTCTGGTTTCTTTAGATCTTAGTGTCCTATGGGAGATGCCCTTGCGCCTACTATTTGATTCTGCTATAGCTTTAGAGTGTTCCGGCGAATTCTTCTTACCTCGTCTGGGCGAATTGGTACTAATCTTCGCTTTATGTGCCTCGCTTAACTTTCGCCCAGTTTGGCTAACTCTCAATTTTTCTCTAGTCATCTCACTGACGGGATGACCTCTGGTAGCACCGGCTCCGCCCTCACCACCAGGCGTTAGATTAGTCAGCGGACCATCCTTGGTTAATCTTCTACCTATCTTCTCTATAAGAAGCATCTCTTTAACCAAGGCTAGACATTCTTCCTCATGCATAGAGATCTTTTTCTCGATGGGCTCTAGTCCTAATCGGTGTAACTTACGGATTCGGTTAAGCTTATGTTGTCTCTTCTGAGGCTTTGGATGTGTCCTTGCCCACCTACCGTGGTCGGTTACCCGATCTCCTTTACCTTTACCTACGTAGAATACCTCGAACGGAAAGGTGTATTTCCTTCCAAAGAAGCTGTATGTGAATGGTCCAGGTTTCAGTGGATCCATAAGCACATAGACATAGAAGATTTTCTCTAGAGAATAGATGGTAGTACGCAGACCGGCATGATAGTCACTTTCGCACTTAACCTGCAAATTCCACGCTCGAGCATGTACGGTGCGATCAAACTTGATACTTTTGGATTTTAGAATCTTTGGACCCCAGGCATTAAGCATCTTCACCAACTGCTCACCGTGGGCAGACTCTTCTAAACATACAGACATCTTTGACAACTCCAACAAGTTGAGGAGGATGAGCACGTAGGATAGAGTTGTGTTGGCAACTCAGGACCCGTCGGTCTTTTCTCCTACGACTCATCGTTAAAATTGAAGCTCTTTATGGTACTTGCGGAATAGGAATAGAAGTGTCCTCTTCACTACCGTCTACTATTACGGTATGAATATGCTCATTATAGATCTGACGCATGTCTGCCATCGTCTGGCCATTGCCACTTGCTATGTCATCAGTGATATCGCCTTGAGCACCGATGGTCGAAGAGGCGTTCAAAGGTCCAACGAAGTTATGAGCTGACGCCGTGTATGTTGCCGTGCCTGTCGCAGTCATTGCAAAGTTTCCACTGGTATCCAAACTCATATTACCACCAGTCGCGTCTACACTTACGTTGCCGCTCGCAGTTATCCCAGCATTACCCGTTACATTAACTTGCCAAGCTCCGTCTGAGTTCGTTGTATCCCCGTTCACCGTAGTTGTTCTTTGCCCCGTTTGGGATATCGTTATGATTGCTCCACCGTAGGTAACAAATCTATAGGTGTGGTTTGTCGTGTCGTATTGAACGATGTTACCATCTGGATCCTGAAATCCCCAGATGGTGGACGGAAATGCTGAGTTAACATTTGGCAACGTATAAAGGCTGGTATACAAAGGCTTATGGACATCACCATTTTGCAACTCGATCTTTATCACAGATCCAACTGGAGGGACTCCATAAGTTCCATAAGGACCCTTGGCTGAAGTTCCGAATCCGAATGGTGAGTAAGGCAAGGGGGCAATCCACGGAACGGGACCCCGTGTTGGATCATAGATTCCTGGAACAGTTGCCTGAATTCGATTCAGTCCCAGTGGGTCTGAGTTCGAGTAAACTGTCCCGACGTAATAACCTTGCCCGTAATCTTCTGTCGCTCCGACAAAGTCTGAAGTCGATTGAAATGACATATCGCTCTCTTTATATCAGGTAGACGAGGAGTTGTTGGTCCCCATACGAACTCCGAGAATCTTCTCACAGAACCAACCTCCTTGGATATACCACGCCTTGGCTGCTACAGTGTAATCACCAGCGTATGGGACATCCGCCTTCTGTGCATCGCTGTCTACCGAGAACGTAAACTTATCAAACAAAGTGTAGGTCGTCGGCGTGTACATTTGAAATTCAACAGCCATGGAGAAGAACGAGGCGTATCTCTGATTCTGGTAATAAGCTAACTCATATGCTTCGTGGGTATTTCCAACGTCTATGCCTCCGAATGACCTGTAGCCTGAGGTGATTTGCTGAGCCACCTGAGGGTTATATAGAGGGGCCAAAACATCGGGTGTTAGTTGCAAGGTCGAGTACGAGGATGACAGGGTATCGGTTGTTAACGACTGGTTGTAGCGGGTGTGCTGATACCCCTGCATCTTATTCGTTAACCCCGAAACAGCGACGGGTCGATAGTCAGTTGCAACCCATGCTCCATCCTGAATCTGTCCGAGAATTATGGTAGAAGTAGACGCAGGCAGATTGTTCACGTCCTTGTATAACAGGGTTCCCGTGAAGTCTACTCCTGAGCACATGTAGGAAGTCGAGGATGCGTAACCACGTGATACCACGGACTTGACGAACTCGCAGTAAGTTCTGTTGCGAGGCATCCATATCTGGGAGTCTGCAGTTGCTACTCCACTGTACTTCAGACCACAGGTTGCCGCGATATCGGACAAAGCGGTAGATGATGTTCCCTGTATCCCCGCTATGGACGTCTGTGACCAATACAGAGGCGCATCGTAGTAGCCATCAATCTCGTATTCAAAACACTGACCGTTGAATGTTTTCTTGTGGTTGAACTTTCGGAAGTTGAAAGTCGTGGTGTCACCGGTGATCGGCTTGATAACGATCTGAATTGGAATTCCATCCTGCAGGTTGACAACATCGAAATAATGAGTTACGTCCTGAACAGCAAAGTGACATGTCGGCACATTCAACTTCGTGGTCATCCCTATGTGGAGGAATTGCAACTGGTTGAAACTTTCGAGGTAATATTCAGATCCGTTGATAAGGATCGTTACCTCGATACTATCTTGTAAGATGTATCCCACCGGATCCTCCTTAGACGGTCATGGTCGAAGACGACGACGAAGACTGTCTTGAGATGTAGGATTGAATCGTCGACTTGGCAGGCAGCAACAAAACAATTCCTGGTTGAATGTCTGTCAAGGGATCTGATAGTCCATTGTAAACCATGATAGCCCACCACAGCGATGTATCACCATAAGCCTGATATGCAATGCCTGGAAGATTGTAGGCATTCGAGTTATCGAGTTGAATCTGTTGCTGCTGTTGGATATTGAAACGGATATTCTTGTAACCAGATTGAAAGACATCGTACTGATCCAAGGTGTTGTCCAACGGCGTGTACTTCGAATAATCGAAATCCCCTGTATATCCTGCTACACTCATTATCTCACCTGTTTAGTAATTCTCGAATCATCCCAGCCAACTGAAGAACAGCTTCCTTGCTTAAAGGAGTTGTTTCCATGTCTGAAACCTGATCGACGTTAGCGGATAAGATGTTACCATAGTTGTCCATGACAAGCAGGAGGAAATGACGACCACTCCAGATAACACCCGTACATTTATCTCTTATCTCTTGCACCAGTCGTTCATTCTTAAGAGCTGAAGGACCCTTAGCCATTATCACAATCTTATTGTCTAGCACGAGATTAGGAACGTAGTTCTTCTGTTTGCCAATAGCCTTGTTGAAGTACGAGACTTCCTTCCTCGAAGTATCGAACAGATGCACCGGAATTCCCATCTCATAGAGGAGGACAGACAAAGCATTAGATTCCATACCTTGAAGTTCAAAAGTCCGATCTCCATGAATTTCGACCTTGTCATTCTTGATAGGCTCGATCTGTGGTTCGACTTTAAGTTCTTCCTTTCTAGCTTCTCTCTTAGCTTTACGATCCTGAAGTTCGGCCTCTGACCTGGCAACCAATTCCTCACTCTCTTTGATCCTGTCCCAATGTCCTTGTGTGATTCTTTTAGGCGGATTGGAACGACGAATCCCGAACTGTTTAAGATCGGCTAATAGCCTTACTCTGGGCTGCTCTAACTCAGGTGCAATAGTAGGTTTTTTAGGCGGATCGTACATAGTCCCACCAGAGTTCTTAAGGACGGTTTTCTCTATAGAAACAGGTGGTTTTTCGACTACGGCCGAAACTACCTTTTTATTGGGTTTTTCAACCTTCTCTTTGGGCACCACTGAGGGATCAACAATGTCATCGAACCCTTCGACCTTAACTTTTGGTTCAAGATTTAATTCTTCTTTGGGACCAAAGTTCCTCTCATTAGCACATTGGGTACTGCAGAACTTCTTGAAACCCGAAGAGAATGATCTGAACTTCGTTGGCTTACTACAGAGTTGACACAGACCTTCTTGAGGCTTCAGGAATTGATAGACTTCAATGGTGCCGAATTCATCTCCTAGATTAATCCTCAATGTCTTTAGAACATTAGGAAACTTTGAGAGAGCTCTCTCAATCCAGGCGCGGCCACTAGAATTCTCTTGCTGATAAGTTAGGAGGAAGGTGTATAGTTGTGACTTGGTCATTTGAATAACCTTTGAATTAGCCCAGCGTCTCGCCAGGACTCAGAGAACCTGAGGGGGCCAGTGAAGCATTACCAACACCAGACAACCCGGTCATCGAGAAGCCATAGTTGTTGTTACCAGGTGTGTAATTCTGGCCCGGGTTCAGGTAAACGTTATCGAGATCGGACTGGGTGAGCATGAACATTGGGCGAAAGGACAAGCCAACCTTTACGTGGTGTGGTAGTCCTGTGGTCGCGTCAAGATTCGACATAAAAGTCGAACTTAACCTCGTGATCACCACATTGTCGAATAACATGTAGTTGCCGATTTGAATTGAGATGCGATTCGATATCTGTGATTTCCAATATGCTGCTGTACCTTTCGAGGCGTTCTGGGTGGGTGATTGAAACACCGTACTATTCGTCCCATCCGCGGTTTGCAGATTTGAGTTAACCATTGTCGACTGCGTGATCTGCTGGGTTGATGTCGAAGTGGAACCCAGCCCGTTAAGGACAGTCGAGGAAGAATAACCTGAAGTCGAACCTACACCAGAACCAACTGAGGTGAATATTCCCTGTCCTTGCGATACGATATCTTTCGCGATTTGCAAAAGCTGTGCGAGATCCAGTTGAGGACCCGGCGCCTGAAGAATACCACCAGTTGAGGAGACACTAGGTGTTACCAACTTCATTAGATTAACGATTGGTGTTCTGACGTCAGCCACAGGATCAGTCTCGGTGTGAAACTCCAAAGCAATGGTCAGGTCACTAGTTGTTGAACCAGACCACAGTTGAGCGGTGAGGGCTTGAACAGTTAACTTCAGACCCAATGCAGCTAACGCAGTACCGGCTAAACCTTTGTCAGGACCTTGCGGCAGCTTCATCTCATAAGTCGATTCCATGTCAAACATAACGTCTTCAGGAATCGGAGCGGTAACAGAAACAAGAGGAGTCGTGGTACCTGGAGTACCGTAGCTCTGGACGTACACTAAATAATTTGGTGAGGATGCCATACTATTTTATTCCTTACTTACCCGTTAACTGCTAGAAGAACACCTTGATGCTTTATGATGTTTGGAGTCGTGTAACCTTGAGAGCCACCGATAACGGCTGCTGTAGGACCAGAACTTTGTGCCGGTGCTTGTTGTTGATTCACCTGCTGGGTAGCCACACCATCCTGAACGCTAGATTTCCCACCATTTGCCAGCTGGTAATTCTGTCTCTCCTGCTGGAGAGTTTGCGCCATTTGAATCGCACTGATAGAAGCCTTGTTGCCTTGCAAGCCCGAGTAGTAGGAAGTTAGACCATCGCTTACCCCACCTTTGTACAGCGGATAGCTGGGAGGTGCTGCCACCGAAGCCCATTCCTTACTTGCGGCATAAACTGCGCCCCACAAATCATCTGACTTACCTGAGATGTAGTCGCCTATTTCCTGCTGCTTCCTGGTGATAAGATAGGACTCGAAGATATAGTCTTGTGTATCCATATCAAACGTAGTTGATGGATCCAGATGTAGGAACTCCACCGCGGCATCCAAAGTAGTGGCGATCATCTGATAGCGACCAACCGCGTTGTAGTTATGCTGGCTTTGTTGACTTTGTACTTCCTGAATCGTCATCTGCGAAACAGGTTTTCCTGCATAACCGTGCTTGCTACCAATGGAGGAGAAGTTATAGTCATCATATCCTTTCTTACTCGACTCACCAGATTGAATCAGGGCTTCAAGTTGAGAGTAAGTCTTGCCAGCTATACCCGGACGCATGGGAGGAGGTGGAACGTATTGCGTATTTGCCTGAGCTGCACCCGCTGGCATCCGCGGTGCTGCCGATGCGGAAGGATCCATATAGCCTACGCGGGAATCGCCAGCAGGTTCCATACCAGACTGAAAGTACTTCTTAAATAACCATTCTCCGACAAAACCAAGACCCACTGCCACTGCACCAATGCCAGCTGCGATCAACAACTCAGGACTAACTATAGCACTAACTATGGTCTCTAGGATGGGGGCGACCAATTCTTCCATGGCATAACGAAAGATAGGCTTGATGGTTTCATCAACTATCCAACGAATGACCTTGAAGATCTGGTTTCGGATGAATCGGAAGACTGCCTTTTCCATCCTATGTTCAATCTTCTTGCCTAGCCAATGGAGAATCTTATGTAGTAAGGATTCATTCTTCTTTTTCTTGGTCGTCCCTTCCTCTCCGTCGTCCAGATTCTCAAGAAAGTCCCAGGCACCCATTGTCGCCATGATCCAGTCTTCAGCCTCCTCTCGACTCGAAGCCTGCTTAACTGCTGAAGCCATGGATGATGGAATGTAGTCATCTAGGCTTTGAACCTTTTCATCCGAGAGAACGGGTTGCCCCAGATCCTCTCGTGCATATTGGTTAGCGATGTCCACGAATTCCATTTCTAGCCCTTAAGAGCCCATGAAGCCAGGAACATTCATGAGCATTAACTGGTCATTGGTTGCTGAAGTGAACCCAAAACTATTCATGGAAATATTGGGTGTCCCTGCCGCTGACTGCCTACCTTGGGTACCCGATGCCTGCGCAGGAGTCTGGACATTATTGGTTGTAGTCGTGCCCGGGGTGACAGTCATCGATCCCTGACGTATTGCTGTCTGCGATGCGGTGATGTTTCCCACCTGTTGACTCAGGGATGAATTGCGATTCTGGTTAAGACTAATGGTCGGACTCGATGTCGTTTGATCCCCACCTTTGAACCAGTTCGATACAGCTCCTGAAGCTTGGGTGTATTTGTCTATGACCCATTGACGGGTTGCATCCCCGGCAGCATAACCCACAGAAACCGGACCTACACCCTGTGCATGTTTATCTGTAGCTGGCTTGTTCCAGTCCTTCTTGGCTACATCCACTCCCTTGTTGACTGTAGGGGACTTTCCATGGATTGCTTCCTGAATCCAGCTGTAGATATCAGTGCCAATCGTCTTGATCCAATCCCACGCGGTAGAAGCCACGGCTTTGACATTATCCCAGGTGAGATACTTGTCAGCAAGACTGGTTATTGAATCCCAGGCTGATAAGGCAGTGCTTTTGATATTGTCCCACGTCACGTATTCTTTGAACTTGTCGACGAGGGTAGTCCACAAGGTTGGATCAAGGATCATAGATAACAAACCAAGACCTAATCCCTTGAGCCAAGGATGATCGTCCAGGAATCCACCCACCGCCTTCTTAGTGTTCTTTAGGGGATGGCCTATCCAGTTCTTGAATGACTTCCACCATGAGTCAGCCTTCTTTGTTTCCTTCTCTTGGTCGTCCTCATTCTCTTCACCCTTCTTTGTTTTACCCTTGGAGGCAATGAGCTGATTGATCTTGCGTGTTATCTCATCGAGTTGTGCGTTCGATTGGTTGCCTGTTGAAGTAGTTGCACTTTCGGTGGTAGTAGCATCTACTGTGCCGTCGCCTTTAGGCATTGACACCTGCGCCAGAGGATCTGTCGTAGGTTCAACTTCAGTGATCCCACCTTCTATGGTGTTCTCATCCCCCGGACCCGTCAGAGCTGCTCCCTGTTCCGCCAGGTTACGCAGCTCATAGGGATTCATTACGTGCCGTTGACCCTTGGTATGCTTACTCCCGGATCCACCAATGACCGTCGGCACTTTAACTTTGAGATTAGATAGCTTCTCGCCGAACATTGAGTAGATACGATCGAGCAAATCGTCCGAACGTCTATCCCAGTCATTAGCTGAAGCTTCTTGCAACTTCTCAACCAATAACTCATTGGATGCCAGCAGGTCATTGACTGTCGGTAGATCCTTTGGAGGTAGCATCATCGCTATCTCATCGAATCTACCACCCATCGTGGTTTTGAGTTCTTCTGTTTGTCCCAGGAGGTCGAGCTCGAGAATGTCCTTGATCTGTTGAATGAGATTAGAGAAGGACGACTGCAGGGACATGTTCAACGCAGTCTCAAAAGCAGTCAGCCCTTCCTTGACCTTGATGTTCCCAGCCTTCTGGATCATCAATGCATTCTTCTCAGCGCTAGTCACAGCCTCCTCGAAAACCAACGAAGCGACGTTAGACAGTTGAGTCAGTGTGCCAGAGATAGCTTTGATATCACTAGACGAGGCAGTGCCCGATACGATCTTTTGAATCGATGCACCTGCCTTACTCTCAAGCGAATCCCACTTAGTCTTCGCCTGGTCAGAGTTGAATGTCGTTGGTTTCTTGGTTGCCATAAATCACCTATTTTATCCCACCCAGTTCTTGCCCTCTTCTGCTGCTTTTATGCGATCATTACGCCTCTTCTGCGCGAATCCCGCTAGCTGCTGGAAGCGGTAAACTGGCATTTCATCTGAGACGGCGATATGCAGTTCGGCCGCTATGAGGATGTA